CGCCTCCCCTCGGGTTTTTTGAGACACCGGGGACCACTTTCCGTCAATGTACGTGTACATGCTCTCCGGCTGACTTGGCACTTCGCTGCTCTCCATTGGAACCTCCATTTAATATGTTCCCCAGTAACGTCGGTCGGGTAACAACTTTTCCCACTTCTCGTCAAACAAACAGTTCTCCGGCGCATATGCAAACAATGGCGCGATTTCTTCGTCCTTGAACCCAGCATATCCGCAGCCGATCCGCGTGACTTGAAACTCATCTGCCGGATGCTGGCGCGCATAATCCAGAAAAGTAGACACATGCTGCGCAACCTCAGTCAGTGGCAGAACAGCCAAAGACCTATCTTTCGTCGGAATGGCGTAAGAGTTCCCTTCCCTGCCGATCCCCTGTCCGTAGATCGCCCCGTGCCATAACAGCGCCGCTTGGGCCGCACCCAAACCATGGTAGCCACCCAGATTGCTCCCAAACACGAAAATCACAGGATTATCACCCACGACTATTTTCCTTTCTGCGCCGCTGACTCATTATAACAGCAACACACCCGGCTTCGGTGAAAAAAGCGCGCATCCCAGATTTTACTTCTTTGTCGTCCAGGGTCGAAGCATACTCGTTCAATGCCGCTTTGATTTCCTCGGGGCTGAAATCCAACAGCAGGTTTCCCACGGATCGGGCGGAAGGCAACACCCCAGTTTTCTCGTAAGACAGAGACGCAATGTCGGCGATTCGGGGGTCCTTCAGGTCGGCGCGCTTTTCTTCAAACCCCCGGCCCAACCGGGAATCCACGACCTTGATGTATTCAGTGAGCGGGTACCTCGGATTGCGGTCGCGGACTTCCTCACACCACTTCTCGAAATCCTCTTCCACCACAGCCCGGCCATAGGCGGCCTCAATCAGTTCGAACTTCTCGGTCATATCCATGCGGCCCACGTGCGTGTTCTGCAAAATCCGAGCCGCGATCCGAGGTAGAGACTTAATCAACTTCATGACATCCTCCGTTTGTTACCCCCCCCCGCGTGTAGAATTTATGAACCGCTTGAATATTGAACCGCTTGAAAGAAGCCCATAAAACACGTAAGTGAAAGTATTTATAATCTCTTTTATATCTATCACTTACAAGGCGCTCATGGTAACACTCTCCCAAGGGGTTCATTTATTCTCTCTCGTGGGGGTAGTCGAGATAAATGCGCTACTTGGTACGCAAGGGTTATTCATGTCAGGTCAAACTCCCGGTTTATGGGAGCGTGGTCGTCTCCCTCGTCTTCATCGGCCGGAGTCACTGTCTGTTGGGTCGCAGTGAGCGGCGGAAGCTCCCACAGCCACTCTAGCGCGATTTTATGGGAGAGTACGCCCAATTCTTCTTTCGCGCGCCGTAGGGTCGCCCAGGATACGTTAGACTCCTCTTGGGCGTGTTCTTTGAGCCATTTCTGAGCTTTCGGGCCATCCTGAAGCGCACGCTCCAACCAATGCATGGCCTTTTGAAGCTCAGGGGCTATTCCGGCCGGGCGGCCGGGTCCCGATTGCCGGGTCCTTTTGGCTTCGAGAACATCATCGGCGGATTTTTCGATTGCAGAGTCCCAAACCACGAATGGGGTCCATGCGGGCTCCGGCTCATTGGGAATAGGAATTTGAATCGTCTCAATGTGATAGGCCAAACCACCGCTTTTGGCGCTGACGAGATTGTTTTTGATGCGCGCCATCGCAAAAGTGTCGCTGGTTTTTCCGTCCTCTGTCGCGGCGTCTCGAATGAACATCCACGAACTCCGCGCCACGCCGGTGAACGCCATAGCGCCCCCGACCCGGCTAATGGCTTCCAGTTCGGATTTCTTGTTCAAATGCATGACCACCACCACGGCGATATTGTGGCGCGCCGCTATTTTCTTCAACGGAATCAAAATGGACCGGGTCTCTTGTTCCGCCACCATGCTTACCCCGCCGAGATAATTGCTGATCGGATCGATGACAACAAGCCGAACATTCGGATGTGTTTCCAATTTCGCTTCGATGGCAGGTAAATCCCAATCCAACCGAACGTCGGTGTCTGGATTAGCTGGGCGAATCACCGCATCGAGGAAATGGATTTTGGACATATCGGCTCTCGCCGCCATGAGCCGGGGGACCGCAGTATCGTCGAGATCGTCTTCGCCGATCATCATCAAAACTTCGGATGCGGGGAGAGTGTTGGCACAATCGGGAAAATCTCGACCTGTTGTACATATCGCAGTCAAACTAACGGCCGCCAAGCTTTTCCCGTTGTCCGGGTTCCCCGCGAAAAGAGTAATCTTACCTAACGGCACCCGGTTCTCCCACAACCATTTGATTTTTTTCGGTGTGATTGTGTTCGCGGTTCGGAGAACGGCCTGCGCTGGGGGTAAGGTCGCTGCATCCGGTTTGGCGCTTGATTCTTTGGCTCCGACTTCGCCATTTAGCGCCTTCATAATCGTGCGAAGCCGGTAATCGTCTCGGTCTTTCCACTTGTCCCGCTGGCCGAGTTTCGATTGGCCGAACACCCATTCAATTTTTTGCGGATCGCGGTTGAGAAGCGGGACGAGCAAATCTACCAGGGCGAGGTCCGCGCGGGACTGATCATCGCCATACCCGGAGATATCCCCCATCCACAGTTTTTTGAATTTGTCGTTTCGAATTTGTGAGACCAGAAGATAGGGAAGGGAAATATCATCAATTTTTGGCACACCATCGCCGGAGAACTGAACCCCAGTAACGGTCAGATACCGCCCGCCTTCCGCGCCGCTGTAGATTTCCGCGCCGTACTTATTGCCACTGAATTTACGTTGGCCGGGCGGAAGAGAAGAACACTGTACGAACGCGCGGAGCCCGAGGCCCGACGGAGTAATTTCACTGTACGGATTGCCGAGTTTTTCGAGGATATCGAGAACGAAGGGCTCCGCCGCGCCATCTCGCAGGACTCCGTCGAAATCGATGCCGACTAGGTCGGTTCCCTGCAGCATGAACCCGCAGCCGTCGTAATCGTTCAGGATATCGCTGGCGGTTTCGAGCGCTTGATCGAACGTGGCCCAGGTCGATGGGTCGTTGGACTTGGCGTAGGTCCCTTTATGCGTAGCGTCGTAGGGGACCTTCGTGGCTTTACCATCCCGGCGTTCGAGCTTCCACACAATCCACTGAGGCAGATTGATAAGAACCTGCGGAACGGCCGCGTATGAATTCATGACTTGGGTCCTATATACTCGTGGCTAAAACAAGTACGTTCCGAGTCAAAAGCAATTTTTAATGCGCTTTCGGTTCGTGAAAGTTCGCTCGCTTTTCTTAGTTTTTTATATTTGGATGTTTTTTTCCAAAGAGGTGATCTGTCTCGATACGCACCAAACCGAGGGTGAGCGGTGCGACTAAAATACCGCTTTCCTTCGTCTAAATGAATTTGAGCTACCATATCCGAAATTTTAGGGCCAAGGCCCAACCCTTGAAAATCAGGCAATACAACCGTGCGGTGCTCTCGGTATGCGTGCTTCAGCGTGCCCGACGGTTGTGGCAAAGAGGAGGCAAAACCAACGATGACTTCTTCTGACTCCTCAAAAATATCACCAAAGTTAAAGATAGCCGTGGCCAAATAAGATCGGCACGCTTTGGATAAAGTTTCGGTTAGATAGTGATGCTTTGCAAACAATCTCCATGTGCTTCGGTCGCAAGAATAGATTTGTAAGTGGATTGGAGGCCGTTGAAGGGACCTCCCGTCGTGCAGGATTCCATCCACGGTGTCAAAATACCAATTGGGGCGAAGCCACTCAAGGATGTCGTAGTGGCATGAAGCCAAAACAATGTTTTTCAGATTTGTTCGATCCACGTATCGGCGCATTGCAACCGAAGCGGCTTTCACCACGTTGCGGTCAACTACAGAAGTAAACTCATCTATGGTTGCGCCGTTTTTCAATTTGCGGGCGAGATTAGCGCGAAATTGTTCTCCGTTGGACAGAACATGAAACGGTCGGCACCACGATGGTATTGAATTCAATCCCACCGCCATAAGCCGATCTAGGGCATCGTTCGGGGAATCAAAATGCGATACAATGGCTTTTTGCGGGTCCCATTTCGGGGTTTCTTCTTTCCCGAATTGCGAAAGCAATAGGCTTTTTCCACTACCACTCGGCCCAAGAATCAGTCCGATGGAAAAATCCGCGGGAGTCTCGGGTTTTTCCCACCCCTCGAAAGTGGATTCGCCCTCGAATTTGTAATCAAAAGCTGTGGATGCCGCTTGCGTGAATTTATCGGACTGCACTATTACTTTGTAGGTTGGTCGCATGGTGGTTTATTCGTTTCCTTTGCCGAAATCGAACTCGTCCACTTGCTTTCTTGTGACAAGCTGATCGCGAAGCTCCGAATTGCCCGAGCAAATTCCCCGCATCACGCAGTTGCAGCACCGGTCGTTCGGCCAACGCACCCCGGATTGCATCGGGAAGACATTTTCTTCAGTCGCCGCGTGGATATTGACGATGTCCCGGCTAATCGACCGGCCGATATCCTCGGCACTCTCCGGCGAAATGACCGCATGCCCAAACTGCACCTTCTGTTTCGTAACAATCGATTCGGGGACGTGCGTGGCGTTGGCCTCGATATGAGCTTGTCGCGCCGCCACTACCGGCTTACTCTGCCCCTTGAATTTCGCGTCGATTTCATCCACCACTCGCCGGTCGGGAGTGACCCAAATTCCGAAGTCATCTTTTGCCAGCACCACAGCCTCGGCACCGGCTTCGATGCCGTCGTAGGTTTCCAACAGGGAAACATCATCCCCTTTGGACAGCGAACGCCCGCACTTTCGGAACCACAAGAATCCAACGTCGGGACATTGCTTGACCCACGAGTAGCTTCGCAGTTGCGGGTCGAGCATAATCAGTTCGGGGATATCCAACCCCGAGGTTTTCATGTCGATAATGATTGGTGAGAACGTGTCTTTGACCTGAGCCATCAAGTCGATGTAGGACATGAATTCGATCCCGGCGAGCTTCGTGCCGGGGAAGACTTCGAACGTGGTCTCGACCTGAAACGCGTCCTGGGGGTTGGGCACGGTGTACGGAAAGGTGGGATAGCGGAGCGCGTAGAGTCTCACTAATTCCGGCCCGGAGAGAGCCAGGGTCTCCCAATTGCCATCTTTGCTGCTGTACTCATACTGCTTGTCTTTGTGCTCGGCCCACAGACGACAAAAATCAGCGACAGCCACACTGACGTTTAATCCGTTTTGGTGGTAACAGGTGATTGCTTTTTCGAGTGCGATTCCGAAGAACTTCGCCGCGCGCTCCACTTTCTCGGACCATCCTTGAACGCGCTCTAAGTAATACTTTCTTGCGCAGAAACGGAAGGATTCGCTGCCTGAGTATGAATGCCTCGTGACTCCGTAGCCCTTTGAATTCACGTAGAGGGATGCTTTGCTCATGATTGTTCTCCTATACTGTCTCGAAGTGCTCCCAACTGCATAGATAGCGGTCCCGGCGGAAGACTCAAAATAATTCGAGACATTAAAATTCGGGCCGCGGATTGCTTGCGCCATTCCGGGGCTCCCCGCTCAATCAGAAACAGCAAGCGGTTCACAGTGGACTCCTCTCAGAAGCGTATTCGCCAGTTGATGCACCCGTTCTTCGGGAAGCGCCGTAAAAATCACGTTGTAGTGGGGTTCGTTTACTGCACAGTTTTGTTTGATGTAGTACGGAAATCCACACCCGTCAAACCGCCGCTCTAGCTGATGTTCGCGTTCTGCTTTTTGTTCAGACCGTGCTAGTTCTTCTTGAGTGTACTGAACTATGGGCGGCTGCACCCCGCTTTTTGCTCGGTATTTACTAATCCAATCGTAGGCCGTTGTGTGAGGAACACCCAAGGCTTTCCACATAAATCGAATGCGGTCGCCTTTATCTTTGGTCTTGTGCAGGTTATACCAGTCTTGCCACTTTGCGCACACTCGCCCAAACTCCAGTCCTTCCGGGCTGTCATCTCGAATAGCCCCCGATATTATTGCTTTTCGGTAAGCGTCTCCGATTTCTTTCTTTGCCTCTTTGTCTTCGCGTTCGTACATTGAATCCTTTCGATATCAAAAGCCGCCGTAAAAATCACGGGTTCGTTTGGGGTCGGGGTCCAGGAGTGCCATTTGTTTCCCTCCGCTCCTCCCTCGACGCTCCATTTGCAGTCTGTGGTTTTAGGATAATCGGTATGCCACAGCACGGTCGATTCTTCTAGAAGTCGAGACCGCTCTTTGTGGTCACAGAGGAAATAAACGTAACGAAACTGCAGTCCCCGAACCTGCTCCACATCCAGTCTTTTTTTATCGGCGGAGTATGGTCGCCGTACCCCCGATATGGGTTTTTCGGAAGTCTGATGGCCTTTTGGAAGCCAGTTCCCTATGCCAAGGCTTGGATTTTCTCGCACTTGCTCTGGGGTTACGTACTTTCCTCTAACCCCAGGTTTTATCTCTCCAATAGACACAAGGTATTTATGTAGTTGTCGAGGATGTACGCGCTGCCCGGCGCGGGTGCGATAGGCTTCTGAAGAAACAGAACCACCGAACAGAAAATTACTTGCCTGATATATGTATCCGGGTTTACCCCAAATCGCATCCGCCCACGTAAAAATTATCTTTAGATTTGGTCGTAATCGCGCCACGCACTTCATTGCCGCCGCAATAAAACGGCTCTCGCTGTTTTTGGGCATCTCGTCCAATAAGCACAGCTTCCCAATTTCCAAATAATCAACCGCAGTGAGAGACGGAAATAACACCCGAATCGTATCCTGTGGACGAACTCCCCACCCGAAAGTAATGACGCCAACTAATTGAGTACTCGGTGTATCGAAGAGTCCAAGAACTATTTTGTTAATCTTCGGCATCACTCGGGAGTAGTGGTGTTTCCGAACAAAATCCGCCGCAACTAGGAGAGGGATTTCTTCGATATACGCCGAAGGCTCTCCCTTCAAAATGAAGTGGAGCGGAGGGGGCGGAATCGAACCCCCGTCTTTCACCCGGATAGATGAACGCTCGGCCACTGAGCTACCTCCGCATTAGGCATAATAGCAAAAACTCCGGCCCGCAGTCAAGTTAAATCTGAATCTTCTTCTTTTGTGAATTTGGCGTAATCGGTCAGAGGAAAACCGGCTTTCCGAACAGCTAAAACAACATCGCGGCGGGAGTTATGAAGCCATCCCGGTGCTTCTGCTTTTGTTCCATCTGGGGTGAGATTTGCTGGAATTTCAGGAAACCTCATTTCGGCCGACCAGTCCCATTGTTTGTTATTCAGCGGGCGCGCGTCTTCTGGTAACGTAAGGCCGTTTTCAGAAAAAGTCATGTGAACCAACGCATCTTTGTTGGGAGGCCAGTGAACCCGAATTGTAACTTGGTCTCGCACTGCGCCTAGTGCGTCCAAGAACCCCGCAGGTAAATCACTGGCGTATATAAAAGCAGGCTCCAAATCGTCATCACGAAAACAAAAGATTTTTCCGGTCGGCTCATGAAAAGCGCGAGTTTGAGAGATAGACGAAATTCGCTCTATTTCTTCTACTACGTCGCCGTTTTTCACTTGACCGGACTTTCCGACATATCGTAGCTTCATTATCTGTTCCTCTCGTTCCGCTAGGCGAAAAGTTTTGTCTGTGCCTGCAAACGTTCCACCTCATCCGCTTTTTCCCGCAACCGGTCCAGGATGTCCTCGGTCAAATACCGCCGAAGATACGGCGATGGGGTCCCGGCCCACGAGATTCGCAGCCGGTTCATCGCGCGGCTGATGGCGACAAACCAAATGCGCTCTTCTTCTTTGGGGTCCCCGTTTTTGTGTGGAATCATCCCGGCCTTCGCGCCGATCAGAAATACATTAGAGAACTCCGCGCCCTTCGCTTGGTGAATCGTGGAGAGCGTAACCCCACGTGCAACGTTGCGCCGGTGAACCATTTTGTTGGCGTAGGCACAGAATTCTCGGGTCGTTGAAAAATCCTTTCCGATTTCCCGCAGGACCTGCAAATTCTCCAGTGCATCGTTGTCGCGCTCGGTGCGGTCATCGACCGCATAGTGCGCTTCGACTGACGGGAGCACCAGAATCATTGCAGTCGTCGCGGGTAGCGACGGATAATCCTTCAACTTATTTATAGCTTTGTGAATTTCGTTTTGTTTCCAGAAACCCGTGCGACCGAGGAGATGGTACTGAATGTCGTGCCGGTTGCACAGCCGCTCCAGAACTCCGATCATGCGGTTCGTGCGCGCGAGGACCACGCTATTGAGCGGGTCGGCTTGTGCCATTCGGAGCGCGGATTCCGCTTCGTTGTTTTCGTCCCAGTACATTTTCAGGCCAATGGGAGAACCCACTTCGGTGCGAGCAGCCACCATCTTTTCAAGAAGCTCT